TGCATTTTTTTCTTCAACCGTCATGTTACTCTTTGTAACAGCTTCCATTTCTGCTAAACGTTTAGACGCATTGGCGCTCATAGATACAAATTTTTGCCCAGCTTCGGTCATTACTGGTAAGCCCATTATCTTAGCTTTTAGTGCATCAACTGCGCCCTGACCACCTGTTGCTAATGCAACTTTAAGAGCCTGGTTTGCCGCATTCTTTTGATCTTCATCCATACCTAATAAGGTTGCTTGCCATGCCGCATCATCGGCTTCTTTTTGCATTTTCTTTTCAAGTTCGTCTGCACTCTGTCCAGTTAACTTAGCAAGGTAGTCGGTTGTTTTTGCATATTCTGCAACTGATTTAGCAACCCCTGCATAATCTTGTTTTTGTGTTGCAGTTAATGATCCATTAGAACGAATATAATTTCCCATAGCATTGGCGCTGTCTTCTGCACTCATGCCCAATGCTCTTAATTCTGCTCCTGCTTTACTGTCACGGAGTGTTTTGTTTAAAGCCACAAATGCCTTAGCACCAGATTCTGCGTCACCGCCTAATCCTCTAAACACTTCTTGATTTTTTGACATTGTGGCTGTAAATTGTTCTAAGCTCATGCCCATATCTAAAGCCGCTGAACGAATGTCTCGTAAGTTACCTTCAAACCCAATACCAGTCTTTGTCATCCTACGAAACGCATCTAATTCTTCTTCTTGTACCTTTGCTAACTTTTCAAATAGCCCTGCAACTAAACCAATTCCAAATGGTAGATCTTTAAATGCCGCAAAGAAATCACTCATGCGCACATCGCCGTCGAACGCTTTCATTGCTAGCCCTACTAGGGCACCTGCGGCTTTTACAGCACCACCTACTAGATCCGCCATGATACCGCCAATACCGCCTAGTACTTTGCCTAATACTGAAAATGCTAGTCCAACACCTGCACCAGTCATTCCGGCGGCTTTACCAAGCAAGCCCATAGCTTTGCCTGCTATACCAGCTTCTTTACCAAGTCCGCCAACACCACCCCCGCCACCGGCTCCTGCGCCTGCGCCTGCACCCCCGCCACCGGCGGTTTTAGCGCCTAACGCTTTATTTTGGGCTGTAAGAACCGCTAGTATTTTTTTAAGAGTTTCTTCAGTAGCGGCGTTGTCCAAAACAATTGGTTGTCCGCCTAAGGTACCGGTTACTGATGCCATTAAAATTTCCCTGGTAATATTGGTATATAAATACTGTCACACATTTACTAAGTTATTTATTCGGAGAAAAAAATGGTTTCACAAGCTACTAAAAAAATTAATCCGTTGTTAGCACACATGCGACAGCCAAAAATTTTTATCAAGCTACCTAGCGGAGGGAAATACTGGCCCGAAGGTACACTTACACCTAGTACTACTGGAGAATTTCCAGTATATTCTATGACTGCTAAGGATGAACTATTGCTTAAAACTCCAGATGCGCTAATCAACGGACAAGCGGTGGTAGATGTTATTCAAAGTTGTATGCCTAATGTAATCGATGCATGGGGTTGTCCAAATATGGATATTGACGTTATGTTAATTGCGATTCGTATTGCTTCTTACGGACACATGATGCCTCTACAGGTTACACATCCTGATATAGAAGGTGGCAGTGGTGAGTATGAAATTGATCTTCGATTAATTATGGATCAATTGCAAAACGATATAACATGGGACGAGCGTATCGAAATTAAACCAAATTTAATAATCTATATCAAACCTATGGACTACAAAACTGCTAATGCTAACAATCTAGCAGAATTTGAAAGTAATCGTATAATGAAAATTGTTCAAGACGAAGCATTAACTGACGAACAACGATTAGATTTTTTTAAAGAAAGCTTTCATAAACTAGCAGATTTATCTATCGGAATGCTTAACTATTGTGTTTACAAAATAGATTCTGATGCTGGATCAACTGAGGATCCGGAATTTATTAAAGAGTTTATGGAAAATTCTGACAGAGAAGTATTTGATTCAATCAAATTACGACTTGAACAACTAAGAAAATCAAACAGCATTAAACCAATGAGTATTAATATTAGTCAAGATCCGGCTACTCCAAGAATGGTTGAATTACCTATTGTATTTGATTACGCAAGTTTTTTCGCGTAAGGCTCTTGAGCCTAACCTTACCTGAAATTCTTGAATTAATAGATGGTATGGACAAAGAGTCAAGAGCCATTCAAAAAGAACTGATAAAAATGTGTTGGTATATGAGAGGGGGAGTAACCCTCGATGAAATATATGCTACTGATAGAACTCAACGAGATCTTATTGTTGATCTAATAAAAGAAAATCTAGAAACTACTAAAGATACTAGACTGCCTTTCTTTTAAATCATTTGTCCTAAAAAACGGCTGTGAAAACCTTCATTTTGTCCAGATGCTAATCTATTATGATCAGCGTCTCTTGCATCTGCCTGTGCCTGTAATTGTCCTGCCATGTTGCCCATTGCGGCTGAATTATTTGCACCTGGCTGATTTTCTGGAGCAGGTTCTGTTGGTTGAGTTTCTGTATTGGCTTCTGGAGGAGCGGCTTGTGATGGAGCACTCGAATTTGGAGTGTCTAAACTGTTAGCTGGGGGAGCTTCTTTTGCTGGAGCTTCTTGTGTTTTTGCTAATTGATCTTGAGTTGTTTTAAGTTGTTGCTTAACATCTGCAACTTCTTTTTCTAGTGCCTGTACTTGTTGTGCTAGTTTTGGATCAGCACCACCTGCTCCGCCACCTTGTTGTCCGCCTTGTGCCGGAGCGGCATTACCTGCGGGTGCATTACCTTGTGCCGGAGCGGCATTACCTGCGGGTGCATTACCTTGTGCAGGTGCACCACCTTTTTGCGGAACAGCATTGCCACCTACAGCATTACGTCCTGCTTGAAATCCCTGTTTAGCTTTGTCCCATGCACCTAAAGCACCACCTGCAACTGCACCAGCGGCTTTACCTAATCCACCAATAACACCTGGAGCTCCTTTAGCGGCTCCTTTGGCAACATTCATGGCTCCTTGACCAACTTGTCCAAGGCCTTGTTTAGCTTGATCCCAACCAGGACCTTCCTCTAATTGTTGAGATTCAAATAATTCATTTATACGCATTTAGTGACTCCATTACAGGTATTTGATAAGTTTATTTAACACGAAAAGTGATTTTAATATGATAAGTGAACTGCGTTCACTTGCTTCTGCGCTATCGCTTGAAGCTATTTCTTTAATTATTGACAACTATAATACTGCGAAGCAGTTATATATTATCTAGATTCTATGGTCACACTTAGCCCAGATTGGGCTAAGAATTGGACATTATCTGAGTTCGACAAGTCACATTGCATTATAGCGTTACCGAGGCGGTCATCCTGTACCCCTAGCTATGTCTTATTATGACGGCAGGTTCTAGCGCAAATGCAATCTTACACTACAACCACGGGCTTCTAACCCTCTTTTAGCTCTTTTTTCACTCTATTCAAACAACTAAACCGCGGCAAATTGCGATCGACGTCCTGTTAAGGATAGTAGTTGAGTACTCTGTACAGCGCAGAGAATTCCGTCCCTCTTATTATCGAGTTGGCGTGGGCACACGATGTTAGCCTGTGCTAGCTTATACTGTTTTAGTTGCCTGAGTTTTGAGAATATGAGAGCCGTGAACTCTAACTTGGATGTGCCCGTTATAGTAGTCGTGCGATTCTAGTACTTTGCGATCAAATTGTTCTTTTGCTTCTAGATATGATGTAAGGGCCTTTGATGTGCAATAATGTAATATTTCACGTGTAAATTTGTCTGTGCCTAATGTTTGTATGTCTGCTGTTAGGTTAGGACTGGATCCGTAATATGTTTTCCAGTCAGAATCTATTTTGCCTTTAATTTTCTTACGTTTCTTCTTGCCGTTTTTTAATTTTACTGTTTTGTATGTTGTTCTTGCAAACTTGGCTAATTTTTTGCCAACATACATGCGCCCAGTGACTGTGTTCGTGATAAGATAAACAAATCCAACACAGTCCTCAGGTAGTTCTTCAACGATTGTACCTTGATAAGTCCAAGACATTAAGCAGTCTTGGCCTCCTTACGAGCATTTTTAGTTTCTGTAATTTCGTTGCGGCGAGCTTTGATTAACTTACCTACTTCGGCTAATGCCTTACGGGCACGAGTACCTGCGGCTGAATTACCTTTTTCAAATTTAGTGTCTTCTGCTTCCCATGCTGTAACAGCATCTTTAATTGCTTGAATTGTTGCGCTCATTGCGCCTCCTTTTTTAATCTTCTTTCTTCTTCCATTTGTTTACGGACTACTTGAATTTCATCTTTTAAGGCTTTGTTCATTCTATGTAATTTTGTTAATATGTTACGTAGAAGTATGGATCTTTCATATGTAGGTTTTCTAACATACGCTTGATGTATGTTATAGTATTCTACAAGTAAGTCAATATGTTGACTGTGAAGATCCTTATACTTGTTTAGCATTATGCCTCTACATAGTCAACGTCATTTGAGTAAGAGGTAAAACCGTTTTCTTTGATAACGCGAAGTACATTGTTTACTCGCCCGATTAATTCATCTTTATGCGATATTAAGTATATATTCTTGTTACGTTCTCGAGCCATCTTCTTTAGAATTCCTACACCTGCTTCAACACCTGCGGCGTCCATGCCTGCATCAATAAGCTCGTCAATGAATAACAAATTGATATGTTGATATAAATTTTCCCAAACATCACGGAACGCCCAACTTAAACTTAAAATTAATCTATTCCGCTCGCCTCGACTTAGGTTATCAAAGTCTAAGTCTTGTCCAAATTGTGTAATTTCTACGTTAAGATCGTTTAAGAATGTAACTTTGTGAGGTAATCCAATCTTATCAATATAATATCCTAAGCGTTTGTTAAGGAATGTTAAGTTTTGATCAATAATTTTCTTACGAATGAAACTATCTTTGTTGGTTAGCAATTTATACAAGAACTCTTGATGTTCTTTTACCCTAGTTAACTCGTTAACTTCATCCCAACTAATTTCTTGAATGGCTGTTTTCTTTAGTTCTTCAATCTGTTCGTTGTAAGGATTAGATTCGTTTGCTTTATTTGTAAGATTAATTTCTAAACTAGACAAATTATTTTTATGTCCTAATGCTTCCGCTTCTGTTTCGTAGAAGGTAGTTGGTTTACGACCTAGTTCTCCAACTGCTTCTATAGAAGCAAGTACTAGTTCTAAGTCACTACTTACTTTATTTTTATAAGTTTCTGCTTCTGCTAAATGAGTAGTAGCCAGCGTAGTCATTTCTTCGTGCTTATGATCATGTAAATCTTGTTCGCATGCTGGGCAAGTCTTATCACTTAGAGTTGTTAATTCTTTTTGATATTTGTTTACAGTCTTTTCTGCTTGCCCAACTGCGGCTTCTAACGTAGCTCGTTGTTTACTGAGTTCTCTAATCTTGTTATTATTGTCATTCCATAGTTTCAAATTGGAATGGGCAATAAGTTCAGCTTCAATATCGACGCTTTCTAACTGCATAATAGCTTTGCTTAGACTTTCTAAGTCTTGGTAATGCTTGTTTTCCCAAGCAGAACTCTTAATTCCTAGGCTATTGATGCTCTTTTGAACGTTTTCATTGGCTGTTTTGATAGCTTCTATCTTTGCAGTCTCGCTTGTAATAGCATCTTTTACGTCTTTCATCTGCAATTTAAGGTTCTCTGCTTTCTCTGATAACAGAGTTATCCCTAATAGTTGCTCAATGATTTCACGTTGTTCGGCCGATTTAAGACTCAAAAAAGGTTCGGTATAAGTGTTCAAAGCAACCAAATGCTTAAACATTAACGGGCTCATACCTAGTAGTTGTTCTATGTGTTTTTGCGTTTCGCGGCTATCGCCCTGTGCATCATCTTCGTTGTCGTCACTATCGTTTTGCACTTCGTTATTAACGTATAGCTTTAAAATATTAGGTTTACGACCTCGCTCGATGCGATATGATACTCCGTTTACTTCAAACTCAACGGTAACTAACATACCTTTGTTGTTTGTTTTGTTGATTAGGTTCTCTTTACGGATATTAGTTAATGCATTTCCGTATAAAGCATAACACAATGCGTTAACAATGGTAGTTTTACCCGTACCATTACGGCTTCCGCTATCGTCTCCACCGAGATCTAAGTTTTCGCCTAACACTAATGTTAAGTGTTCTTTGTCAAAATCTACAGCCTGTGTTTGATTACCTACGCTAAGAAAGTTCTTAACTGTTATATTTTTTATGTTAAACATTATAGGTTGTTATAGATATTAAGTAATAATGACTTGTCAAATGCTTCAGATTCGATGTTAACTAATTGTTCATTAACAATTTGATCTACTGATTCAAATTTAGCATCTGGGTTATCATCAATTGTGCCTTCTAAGTCATTCTTTTCTTGAATAAGACTTAATTCTCGAATGTCGTAATTGCTGGTAAAGTCTTCTTTTACAAAATTTGCTTCTTCATAACTTAGAGGTAAGTTGATATTGACTTTAAGATACATCTTACTTTTTATTAAAGTATCTTTTTCGTCAATCAGTTGGCTTAGTTTAATTGTACGAAACTTAGGAGCATCTGGCCAAACACGATATTCGGGCTTTCCACCCCATGACATAAACATCATTCCTCGATCATCATCCCATGCGTCTGAGAAATTATGAGGAAATGCGTTACCTATATAAACTACTTTATTGTTAGTCTGTCGTTTATGAAAGTGTCCCGAAAAAATATAGTCGGGACCATTGAAGTCTTCTGCATGAAGTTCACCATGATCCGGCATTTGAACCATGGCATTCATAAAGAACTTGGGTAATTCAAAGTGCCCAAAGACATATTTGCTCTTGATGTCCTTCATAGTTTTCCACTCGTCCCCAATTAACCAAGGAACAAGGGTAACATCTTTGATAGTTGTTATACCATCAACAACTGTTACGCCTGGAATATGTCGTCCAAAAGCACTAGAATGAATATTACGTTTGTCTTTGTAGAATAAATCGTGGTTTCCTGGAAACCAAAAGAATTGCTCAAAGGCCGCACCTAACTTTTCTAGCGATCGTAAACTGGCATCTAACGTAGTTAAATTAATACTATTACGATTGTGATGCCAGTCTCCAAGGAATATGCAGGTTTCGCATCCTTCTTTTTGAGCTTCTTGAATAAACCAATCTACAAAATCTTCGCAATCCTGGTTGTGTACTGAACTATTTGATTTTAGTCCAAAATGAATATCAGTAAAACAAGCTACCTTTTTAAAAAGTCCCATATAATCTCCTATTGTTAGTATAACAGATTATCTGAGCTAGATCAAGTCTGTTCGTCTTCATCTTCCTCCGGAGTTTCTTCACTCTTAGGCATACGCATGTTTTTGTATAGTTCTGCCTGACGAGCTGTTTCCTCTGCAAATTCTTGTTTTGTTTGTCTAGTTAATGAAGGGGTTAAACCATTTTGTTCTAACATATCATCGCGAATGTTTTGCATTTTCTTTTCAATATTAAGAACTCTGGTAAAACTATTAGTAACCGCCGCTGTATAATAAGCAAACGGATTTTCTGATTTAGATTCGTCGAACTGTAAACCAATTTGGCTTAATTGTAGGATAGCCTGTCCACGCATTTCTTCGATGTAGGTATAACCACGCCAGTTACTTCTTTGTGCGTATCTTTCAGATAACTTGATATACATCTTACCTAAGTTTTCTGTAATGCGTCCGTGATCCTTAGAAAACTTACCTGTTTTAATACCACCTTTCCAATGACTTTTACCAACACAAACTAATTGATCGTTGTTGTCAAATTTCCAATGTTGAAACGGCGGAAAATTTACTTTATCGTGAGCATCTGCTGTACTTTTAACAGTTTTCTTACGGCCCGGCGCTGAAGGAATATGTTCAAATGTCATAATTCTAATAATGACATCTGTTTTAGGGATAGTTTTGTAATCGGGTGTTACTTCTGCTAGCTTAACTTTCTTATCACCTGATAGTTTTGCGGCATTAAATGCTTCAATTCCTATGCGTTTTGCCCTTGCACGTTTAGCATCTGCTACTGTACGGATGTTTATCTTGTCTAAACTTGTTAAGATAATATCGTATTGATGATATTCTGGCTTTATAAAACTGCAATATGTGTTTTTACTTTTATGTATTTCTGCAAGTAGATCTCTATTATTGAGATACTTGACCTTTCTTGTTGTTATTATACCGGTCATTATTTTCTCCTACTTTGAGTAGTATAGCAGATTGGATTAGAGAAGTCAACCATTGAATGATTAACTACATACATTATTTATCTGGGTAAATATAGCTAAGGAACAAACTATGGCTAACTTCTCTAATTCTGATGTTGTAACAGTTAACGGGGTAACAACTACCTACGGTCAGCTCAATGCAACTCAACAAGCACAATTATTAAGCGTTGCTAATCAAGCCGAAGCGCAGGCATCAAATGCGGCCGCATTGATATCACAATCAAATAACGCAGGTACAACTTTGCCTAGTGCTGTTAGCCAACCTGCAGTTCCAGGAGTTAACGTTAATTCGTTAGATGTGCCTCCGTTGACTGCATCTGCGCAAGCCTATGCGGCAACTACTGTTGCAAATAACCCTAGCGGAAAACCGGGAGCAAATACTCAGGTATTTGATGACGGCTCAACACTAACAACGTATGCTGATGGCTCAACTAAAACAATAGATACTAGTGGATCTTCAGCATTTCAGGCTAGCCCTGCACAAAATCAATTAGCTATTGCAAAAGGAAATCTTGTTTCGGCTCAGCAAACCAGTTCCGATTCTCAAGCCGCAGTTAATGATGCACAATCAGTTGCAGATGAAAAACAGGCAAAATATAATGCTTTATTAAATGATCCCGAATCTACAGCAGAACAATTAAATGCCGCCCAGGCAGAAGCTCAAACATCCCAACAAGCATTACAAGATGCGCAAATACAGGCCGCGGCTGATGCACAAGCAGTTGATGATGCACAATCGCAAATAGATTCTGCTAGTACACTACCAGATGGCACACCTGTTGGTGATCCTGCCATTGCTACTAATATTTCTGCATTACAAGATGCACTTAATACGGCACAATCAAATTTGCAAGCCGCAATTCAACGAGCAACCGATGCAGAAACTGCTGTGCAGGCCGCAGAAGATAATCTAGCTCTTGCACAAGAATCTGGAGATGATCAAGCAATACAAGATGCGCAGGATGCATTAGATTCTGCAAATGAAACATTGTCCGAAGCCCAAGATGATGTGGCAAATGCACAGTCTGATGTGGATGATGCACAGTCGGAATTAGACGACGCACAAGCATCTGCTGAGGGATCCACAGCAAATGTAACAAATCCATCAGATTCTGATACACAAACTGCAAAACAGTACGCTGATCCATCTGCCATTAGTTCTTCAAAAGGCATTCTTAGCACCTTAGGAGGATTAGGATCATCGGCATTAGGACTTGGCAGAGGACTTTTAAATTCTCAACCAGGAGCTCCAGTAGCAGGATCTGCATCATTTCCAAAAACTGATTTAAGAGTAAAATTGCGTGTACCAACTAACTATCTAGTAGGGCCAGCCGCAGGACCTGCTCCTACGCCAAACCAAGCACTTTCAAATGCACTTGGTGGAATATTAGGCGGAGGAGGATTAGGATCTTTATCTTCATTATTTGGAGGATCAAATAATTCAGGAGCTGTAGCAACATCATCGGGAGCACCAGTTCCTATTCCGGGTGGCAATGTAGGAGTAGGCGCATTGGCCGCATTAGGCGGAATTGTTTTCCCTTACACTCCGCAAGTATCTTGGTCTAATCAGGCTTCCTACCAACAAAACAAGGTTATGCACAGTAACTTTCCGTTTTACAATTATCAAAATAGTTCAGTTGGTCCTATAACAGTAGCTGGAAAATTTACAGCTCAAACAGAATATGAAGGCGCTGTAATTTTAGCAACGCTACACCTATTAAGATCGTTAACTAAAATGAAATTTGGTGATGATTCAAATGCAGGAGCTCCGCCTCCGGTTTGTAGATTTGATGCCTACGGCGATTATATGTTGTCTAATGTTCCTGTGTCTGTTGCAGATTTTAAATTAGAATTACCTGAGAACGTTGATTACATACAAGTGGGTCAAGGTATACAAGGTTATGGAAGCACAATGGTTCCAACTAGTTGTACAATTTCAATAACATTAAATGTAATGTACAGTAGACAAGAAGCTTTACAATATGGAGTTGATGCTTGGCTCCAAGGAAAACTTGCAGGTAAAGGATATCTATAATGGCAATTTATGACAAGGCTAGTCCTTACTATTTTACAGATCAGAGCCAAGGCTATATGGATGTAATGACATGGAGAAATATTCCTGCCCAAGCAGATGATATTCAATTTACAATTACACCAACATATATGCATCGTCCTGATTTATTAGCTTATGATTTTTATCAAAATCAAGAACTATGGTGGGTATTTTCTGTTCGCAATCCAGACACTATTAAAGATCCAATTTATGATATGGTGCCAGGACAAACAATTTATATTCCAAAATTAAACACGCTGAAGTCAGTGTTAGGATTCTAATATGGCATCGGAAGTAACATTTCCAGGACAAACAGGCAACGCCAACTCTGATAATGTAGAAGTTAAAACAGGCGGAGCAGATTCGTCGTCTAATACTCAACCGGGCGCAACACCCGGTTCTTCGGTGTTGACTCCCTCGTCGGCAACCACTGATCCAATTATTGCAAGAAGTAATTTATATAATCCTCTTCACAATTATAGATCTTGGAATTATGTTTTTACTATTGCCGCCGTAGAACCTGCGTCATTAAAAGATTCTTCTTATCAAGATTCTGCATTAAAATATGTAATTTTAAAATCTTCAGGTAAAGGATCTACAACAATTAGCAATTCTGTTAATACTCCAGACACACCTGCTGATCCAAATGTCAATGATCTTATTACTCAATTTAATAGAGAAAGTCCTGGTAGGTTTGACCTGTTTATTGACAATGTAACAATTGATTCAATGATAACTGCCAGCGAAGAAGCGTCAATGTCACTGCCTACAAAATTATCATTTGATGTAATTGAACCATACAGCATGGGCGGTTTTTTAGAAGCTCTGGCAGTAGCATCTAGAGCAGTTGGGCAATTAAGTTATGCCGCGGCACCGTTTGTATTAAAAATGGAATTTTTTGGCTATTCAGACAAATCAACAGGCCCAGATGACAAACCTGTATTGATTCCAGAAACCACAAGATATTATCCTTTCTTGTTTACAAAAGTTGAAGTCGAAGCGAGTGATAGAGGCACGTTGTACAAGTGTGTTGGTTGCCCAACTAATGAAAAGGGATTTGGTGAATCAAACAACGTAAAGTCTGATATCAAAATGAAAGGGACCACAGTAGGTGAAGTACTTCGTGGGATGATACAAAGTATTAATGATGCAGTGGTTGATGAAGCAAAGAAAAACAAAGGAGCAAACACCACAAATTATGACACTTATGAAATATATTTTGCTCCAGAAGATACAGGACAAAAAATAATAACAAATGGTCCTAATCGAACACCAGAAGATACTTCAATACCAAATGCAAAAATCAATGATGAGTTAAGAGGTAATCCTAATTATAGTTTTCCCGATCCAGGAAGTCCTGCTCCGGGTACTAGCGGATATCAAGGCCAACCTAGCACGGGCGATTCAACGCCTACGGCCAAATACGATCCTAATGCAGGAGCAATAAATTTTGCAAGTGGATCACAAATACATGAAATAATTTCTGCTGTTATTCGAGACAGTAAATTTACAAAAGATTTATTAGCGGTAGAGTTACCTAAGGTAAAAGCAGACACTAGCGGCAATGGACAAGTGACATACTTTATGGTCCGTTTAGAAACAGATTTTTTAGATAAAAATTTTGATCCTCAAACAATGGCAAAAAATATGAACTATCGTTATGTTGTTCAGCCATATAAAATGCACTATACAAGAATTCCCGGAGAGCAGTTAGGGGTTGCTAATTGGGAAGGAGTGCAAAAACAAATTAAACGTACCTATGATTATTTGTACACAGGAAAAAATAAAGATGTTATAAATTTTAATTTAAAATTTAATCATCTATACTTCCAAGCAATACCACCTGCTACAGGTAATAAATCTAATAACGAAACAACTAAAACAGCAGGATCTCCTGATACTCCGCAAGTTACAGCACCAGTCGGTGATCCAAAGTCAGTAGCTGATAAAGAAGGAAAGCCAACTGCGCCGATAAAATCTGCGTCCGCAAGTTCAGCTACTACTCCGCAAGGTGGAACAGGGCAACCAGGACAAAGTACTCCGTATCATGCAATAGCACAGTCTATGCACGAAGCGGTGCTCAAATCAGTTGACTTGAATATATGTGATTTAGAAATATACGGAGATCCTTACTATCTGGTAACGGGCGGTATAGGAAATCAAACGCACCAATCTAAGGATAAAGGTATAACCAGCAACGGAGAATTACCATTATATTCGGGTGAGTGTTATGTAAATGTTAATTTTAAAACTCCTATAGATATAGATCCATTGGCCAAAGGCGGACTAATGAGATTTGAAGCAAACTTATTACCGTTTAGTGGAATATATAGAGTTAACACAGTTAATTCTACATTGTCTCAAGGGGTCTTTAAACAAAAATTAAAATTGGTTAGAATGCCTGGACAATTAACAGAAGCCAAAAAGGTTAACACCGATGGTGGGTTTACGTCAACTCCGTTACCGGGGCAACAACAGGTTAAAGATGTTGCGCCTGCCGGGGTACAAACAGCAGGCACTCGTCCTAATGATTTTAGTCTAACCGGATTGTTGGCTCGAGGGCTTCCTAGTCCCGGACTACCAGGGGTTTTATCAAACTTTACCGGCGCCGCTGGTGGTGCGCTTGGGGGATTAAGTATTGGTTCAGTTACAGGAGCTTTAAACGCTGTTGCAGGAGCTGGCGGTACGGTACAAAATATTGTAGGACAGGTAAAAACAATAGCACCTCAATTTGGATCACAAATTGGAAATAGTCTTGGAGGAGTTAATGCACTAGCATCTGGAATTAGACTAGCTACCAGCGGAATTTCAAATCTTATCGGCGGAACAGCCAATGCCGCAAAAATGATATCATCCTCAAACATAGTGGGTAGCATTCCGGGATTAGGATCTGCAAACAATACAGCAAATTTAGCATCTGGAGTTGCTTCCCAAGTTTCTAATTTAGGCGGATCAGTTCAAGGTCTTGGCGCAAATGCTCTAGCAAGCGCACAAAGTTTAGGCAGTAGTGTTGCTAACAATGTTAGTGGAATAGGTTCTCAGGTAGCTAGCCTAACAGGAGGCACGCCATCAGATCCAACTGCGCTTGCCGCATCGTTAGGTATTGATCCAACTCAACTAGCAGGTTTAGATCCTGCTACCGCAAGCAAAGTAACAGCACAATTACAAACTATTGCGCAAGATGTTCCGGCAAACGTTGATATTAATCAGGTAAAAGATCAAGGGATAGTGCTGGCCTATGTAAATCAAAATACAATTAATAATATACCGCCAACACAACCGCAAACTGAATCGCCTCCTGCATATGATAATCAACAAGATATACAAGCAATTATCGCCGGTGGCGGATCTGTAGCTAATCTACCAGGTGCAAGTCTTGTTCCTGGCATTGGTAGCTCTAATTTGTTTGCTAATTTGATGGGACAATCAACTGGCGGATTATCTAGTTTGACAGGGGGCTTAGACACTTCTTCAATCACAGATAAATTGTCGTCGGCTCAAGGACAATTAAATAGCCTAGTTGCGGGAGCCACCGGAGTTAGCGGAGACATAACATCTGGAGCATTATCTTCTGCAAAAGCTGGATTAGGGTCAGTTGAATCAAATATTGCATCAATCCAAAATCAAGTACAATCAGGAGTACCTAGTAACTTGTCACAATCTGTAACCAGTCAATTTGGTAGTTTACAATCAGCAAGCCCACTTGCAAATCTAGTGGCGTCTACAAACGATTCTTCTAGTGATCCTAGCCTTAGCGGCGATTGGAGTGTTTAATGACTGATGAATTCCGCGGTAAATCGCATTTTGTAGGACACGGCCCGTTCCTGGCTATTGTAACTAATCATTTAGATCCTACCTATATGGGCGGACTAGAAGTTATGCTGATTAGAAGAACTACAGGTAATAAAGATCATCAAGGGCAGACAGTACAGGTACAATATCTAAGTCCTTTTTATGGAGTTACCAGTGTGAATTATGAAGGCACAAATTCTGCAAACTTTAACGATGTACAAAAAAGTTACGGAATGTGGGCTGTTCCTCCGGACATAGGTACAACAGTATTAGTAATCTTTATTGACGGTGACATGAACCAAGGATTCTGGATTGGATGTGTCCAGGATAGGTTCCAGAACTATATGGTTCCTGGAATTGCGGCTAGTAAAAATGTTGAGATGACCCCAGAGCAACAACAAAAGTATGGCACAACATATTTGCCAGTTGGGGAATTTAATAAATCAACTAGGACCTTATCGATACCTAAACCAGATCAGTTTGGAAAACCAGTACACCCGTTTGCTGATAGATTGTTGGCCCAGGGATTATTGCTTGATACTGTTCGTGGAGTAACATCAAGTTCTGCTAGACGAGAAGTTCCTAGTATGGTATTTGGGATCTCGACGCCGGGCCCAATCGATGGCAGTCAAGGGGCAAAAAAAGCCACAATTGGTTACGACAGCAAGATTCTTGCACCAGTTAGCAGATTAGGCGGTAGTACGTTTGTTATGGATGACGGTGACAAAGATGGATTAAATGAGCTAGTTAGAATTCGCACTCGAACAGGGCATCAAATACTTCTGCACAATAGTAGTGATTTGATTTATATAGGTAATGCTTCTGGAAATGCTTGGATAGAACTTACCAGCAACGGCAAAATTGATATGTATGCCGCCGACTCTGTTAGTATACATACTCAAGCAGATTTTAATTTTAAAGCAGATAGAGATGTTAATATAGAAGCAGGCCGTAACATCAATATGGCGGCAGGTAGCGGTATTGAAATGAACTGTTTTGATAGATGGTTTGTTATTGCAGGCGCCGATATTAAATTACAAACTCCTACAAATTTTAACATAAACGCTAGTCAGCAGATGAGAATAACATCTGCGTCGGACATGCATTTGCTAACCAACGGCAATTGGAATACCAGTGTTTCTGGGACCGCTACACTAGGAGCGACAGGTGATGCAGTAGTAGTTGGATCAAAAATACAATTAAATTCAGTAGCAGGAAATCCTGCGGTACCTGCAGATCTAGCAACTAAACTTACATTATATACATTACCTAACTCAGATAAAAGTGCAGGATGGAGTCAAGGCAAATTTTATAAATCTGCTGATATTACATCAATTATGCAACGTGTTCCGACTCACGAACCGTATGTGCAACATGAAAATATTAATCCTACAGCGTTTAGTGCGGCAAATACAGACGTATCAACACAAGTACGTCCCGACACACCTCCTCCTTCAAATACATCAGTAACTCCTGCGGTTGTTCAGGGAGTTGGCTGTAGCGTAACAGCTGGAAAATTAATTAATGCGGCTTCTAGTCAAGCAGGGATTGCCGCGTTAAAAGCCGCGGCCGCAGGTCAACTTACGACACCAATTGCGCTAGCATCTTTGTTAGCTATCGTAGGCGGAGAAAGTAAATGGACACCAATACAAGAAGGGTATAATTATAGTTCTAGTAGATTAACCGCAGTATTTTCTTGGTTTAATAATGCCAATTTTTCAAGCCTTATACCAAAGTATTCTGGATGGACAGGAAGTCGTTACGATTTCTTCTCCTTTATATATGGACCAACAACTCCATCGGGAAAGAACCTTGGAAACACCACAGCTGATCAAGGTGGAAAGTATTACGGTAGAGGATATATACAGTTAACTGGCTACCCCAATTATAAACGCTATGCTCAACTATCCGGAGTTGATATTTTAGGCAATCCTGATCTATTACTAGATCCTACAAATAGTGCAAAAATAGCAGTGGCCTATTTGCTTGATAGATGTAAAGCAGATCAAAACAGTCCTGCATATTTTGATGCCGCAGTACACAGCGTGGGCTATTGTACACCTGATATATATGCTACAAAAAAAGATTTATATCTTTGCTTCTTGGCAAACTTGCAAGGTCAAACAGGTGGGTAAATAAAGCATGCCATACAAAAATATAGTCATTACTCCTAAGAATAATACTGCTCAAGCAAATACGCAGAACAGTCAATTCTATCGCGGGTTTAGCACAGTTGACCCTACTAAAACTAATCCTAAGTTGTATGATTATGATCTAATCAAACAGGACTTAATGAATCAGTTTAATACTAGACAGGGCGAACGAGTAATGAATCCCGAGTTTGGAACAATTATCTGGAATTTAATATATGAACCGTTAACAGATCAATTAAAACAAGCAGTCGTTGACAACGTTAATGCTATATTAAATTCTGATCCTAGAGTAGTTCCTGTGCAGATTAATCTGGTTGAAGCACAATACGGGTTACAATTAGAAGCTACGCTCAGCTATGTTGGAACAAATCAAACCGATGTATTACGCCTAGCATTTGATAAGGAAATTGGTCTTGTCCAACAACAATAATATACATACATTATCAAACAAATAAATATGTTATCCGGATGGCATAACATATGATACCAGCAACTAATTCACAAATACTTGTCGCAGAAGATTGGAAAAAGATTTATAAATCTTTCCAAAATGCCGACTTTCAAAGCTATGATTTTGACACTTTGCGTCGAACTGCCATAGCATATCTTCGTGAAAATTATCCCGAAGATTTTAATGACTACATCGATTCTAGCGAATTTGTAGCAATTATTGACCTGATTGCGTTTTTGGGTCAAAATTTAAGTTTCCGTATTGATTTAAATGCCCGTGAAAATTTCTTAGAAACTGCTACACGCAGAGATAGCATTTTACAATTAGCTCAACTCATTAGCTATAATGCTTCTCGAAATGTTCCTGCTAACGGTTTCTTAAAAATATCTGCAATTACAACCACAGATAACGTAATTGATGCTAACGGTGTTAACCTTGCAAATAGTGTTGTAGGATGGAATGACCCTACAAATATTAATTGGTATCAACAATTTATTACAATTTTAAATTCTGCTATGCCTGGTAGTTTTGTATTTGGCAAGCCATATGATTCGGGATTAATAAACGGAATTTCTACCCAACAATATAGAATTAATACAACTAATACTGATGTGCCTGTATTTGGTTTTTCAAAATCAATTAACGGTACAACGATGAGTTTTGAAATGGTTGGATGCTTGTTTGCAGGAAAAACGTACATATACGAAGATCCTCCTACCCCCGGAAATACGTTTAGTTTTATATTTCAAAACGACAATAAAGGATCTGGATCTTCTAACACTGGATTCTTTGTACACTTCCGTCAAGGAAATTTAAATTATAGTGATTTTAGTATTCCTAATCCAGTGGCTAACGAATTAATTGGTATTAATGCAAACAATATTAATGATACTGATGTGTGGTTATTTCAACAAGGCTCTACTGGTAATTACAATACCTTATGGACTAAGGTAGATGCAACATCTGGAAACAATGTAATTTACAATAGTGTAAGTCAAAATATTAGAAACATCTATGCAGTTACTTCACGAAACAATGATCAAATAGATTTAAATTTTGCAGACGGTAGCTTTGGTGATTTACCTAAAGGAAACTTTCGATTATTCTATCGTCAAAGTAACGCATTATCTTATATAATTACATCTGATCAAATTAGCGGTATTAATGTTCAAATTCCATATTACAATAAACTTGGGCAGAGTCAAACATTAACCTTAACACTATCTTTACAATACACGGTAGATAATAGTTCAGGTCCGGAAACTAACGATTCTATTAAATTAAAAGCACCTCAACAATATTATACGCAGAATCGTATGATTACTGGAGAAGATTATAACATCGCTCCTATTACTGCTGGAACAAATGTACTTAAAGTAAAAAGTGTAAATCGAGTAGCAAGCGGAATTTCTAAATATTTTGAATTAAATGATGTAACAGGCAAATATAGTCGTACAGAAATTTTTGCAACAGATGGAATCATTTATAAAGAAGCAAGCCAGCCTACAATTAATTTTACATTTACAACTCGTAATGAGTTTTACGGAATATTAAAAAATCAAGTTGAGCCAATTTTAACCAGCGCAAGTTTTAAAAATTATTATTTTGAAAACTATCCGAGACCTGGCATTGATACATTGGGATTGACATGGGTACCTGTCAATCCTGGCATTAATCAAACTCGTGGTTATTTTGTTAATGAGTTTGGAAATCCTATCCAGACAGGATATTTTTCATCAACAAATACTCAGTATGTAACATCTGGTGCGCTGATGAAATTTGTAGCACCTATCGTAAACGGACAGAAACAATATTTCTTACCAGACGGTAGAACTACAACAATACCTGATTCAACTACTAGAACATATCTATGGGCAAAAGTTATACAGGTAATCGGTGACGGATCTAATAGCGGACTAGGAGCATTAAATGATGGAACTGGTCCTATAATCTTAACAGGTAATGTACCTGCCGGTTCTGTGCCGACAGAAATCATACCAACGTTTCAAACAATTTGGTCGTATGCGCTAGAGACTCAAATTATCAATCTAGGATTGATTAATAGAAACTTTGGTTTAAGTTTTGATGCAAATACTCGTAGTTGGTTTATTATAGTTGATACTAATCTTGATCTTAAAAATTCTTTTAACCTTACGTATCAGGGCGACTTAACAAATTCAAATAAAGATTCTAGTTGGATGATGGCATTCCAGTGGATTGGTAGTTCTTACAATGTATTATATAGAACTACAGATTATCTATTCCAAAGTGTAGCAGAAACAGGCTTTTATATAGACGCAACATCTCAAAATTATGATTTTGTATCTAGCACATTAGTTAAAGATAAAATTTCTGTGTTAGGAAATAATAATGCTCCTACAGTATGGACTCCGGCCAGTATATCTATTGCGGCAACAACAAATGGAGGATCCTTGCTGTTATCTAATGGATTTAATATTAGTGAACCAGGTAGTGGTTATATTACAGTTGATCAAAATACAATTAAAATAACAGGATCCGGAACTGGCGCTGTGTTATTTCCACAATTAACAAACGGATCTATTACAGGAGTGTATGTTGCTAACAGCGGAACAGGGTATTCTACACAGACATCGGCAGTTGTGGTAGCTTCTCCTTCTGCTCCTCCAGAATTAGGATCATTAGGCGTAGACTATAATTGGCAGATAGACTCTTCTATAATTGAACCGGATGGATATCAAGATCCAAGTAAAGTAGTAATCAGTTTCTTTGATGCAAAGAATGACGGATCGATAGATGATCCAGACGCATTTATTAATATTGTTAACCCTGACGGAATTTCTCCTCAAACAGGTTATCTATATAATTTTGTCTACTTCCAAAAATTATCAGATGGTTTAAGATATCAATTATACACTGATATGCCAGTGGTTGCTTATCCAGATCAATCAGTAGTAACTGATCAATCAACATCAACGATGTATTATTTTTATACACCAGATGTTATAAAGAGTTGGGACCCTGCGTATGGTTGGGTGTTAGAACCTAGTTTATTTGCTAAACCTGGTAGAGGAAATTTAAACTTTCATTACCAGCATAACAGCGGGGAGGAACGTAGATTTGACCCAAGCCCAATGAATATTATTGACATTTACTTGCTAACAACTGATTATGATGCAACATATCGCAGTTGGTTGTTAACAGGATCTGGAGCAGAACCTCAACCTCCTACAACAAATAGTTTAGAAGAAAATTTTGCATCAGTGCTAGAACCAATTAAGAGTATTAGTGATACAATCGTGTATCACCCTGCAAAATATAAAGTACTGTTTGGTAATAATGCTGTACCGGCATTGCAAGCAACATTTAAGGCAGTACAAAACCCAGCAGTTTCTGTAAGTCCTAATCAGATTGCTTCAAATATCTTGTTAGCGATAGAAGAATTTTTTGCAGTTGAAAATTGGGATTTTGGACAAACATTTAATTTTGGAGAGCTGTCTGCGTATGTAATGAATGCGCTAACTCCAGCAATTACAAACTTTGTAATAGTTCCTAAATCAAATATTGTATTTGGTAGCTTATTCCAAGTAACTGCACAAAGCGATGAGATATTCGTTACTGGGGCAACAATCAATGACATTCAAGTTATTGATTCACTAACAGCATCACAAATTAACACAACCGCAAGTATTGTGATCAATACCATTGGATATTAATAATGGCAAATAATGAAATTATAAATGTAGTAGACATTGCAAATCCATCAGATACTCGACGTACTGTTGATCTATTACCAACCTATTTAAGAACAGATAAAAATACAGGATTCTTAACTAGCACGTTAGATCAATTAATACAGCCTGCAAAAATTGAACGTATTAGTGGTTTCATTGGAAGTACACTAAGTCCAAATTACAATCCGGCAACTGATCAATACATCCCTGCATCAAACGGATTAGAAGCAGATTATCAATTAGAACCAGCATTATTAATTAGAGATGCACAACAAAATATAAAAACAACAGTTGGATACGATGACTTAATAAATCAGATCGCTTTTGAAACTGGAGTTACTAGTAATCATAATAGATTATTTGAGTCTAAAACTTACTCTTATAATCCATATATCGATTGGGATAAATTTGTAAATTTCAACCAATACTATTGGTTGCCAACTGGCCCTGATGCAATTGAAATTACAGGACCTGTACTTTCTACAGTTAGCACTTATGCAGTTACAGATGATCCAACAAAAGAGATATTCATTTTTACACCTGATGGTGTAACACCGGATCCATTGGTTACATTATATCGAGGAATGACTTACGTTTTCAATGTAAGTAGTAAACATAAATTTTGGATTAAAACAGCAGTAAGCCCTTCGGCACAAGATGCATATTTTAATGCCAGCAATAATGGTATTTCTAGTGGTCAGATTATACTAACAGTTGATGCAACAACTCCATCTACATTATTTTATGTTGCAGGAGATGATAGCACAATAGCTGGTAGATTTATAGTAGAAAACTTAGATGAAAATTCTAAACTTGATGTTGTAAATGAAATAGTTGGAAAAGTAAACTATCAATCAGGAAATGGAATTACACTTACTAACGGAATGAAAATTCGTTTTAGCGGAATGATAACTCCTGCTTCTTATATTGATAAAGAATGGATTGTTGAAGGAGTTGGAACTGCAATTACATTAACTGACTGGAGTACTTTACAAAATGCAGGAATTGCAACAACAAATTTAGATGTCAACTTTGATGGTACTAACTTTGATGAATATCCGTTTGATAATTTTAGTAATATTCCGTTTACTCCAGAATATATCACAATCAATAAAAGTAGTCTTGACGGTAATGCTTGGTCTAGATACAATCGCTGGTTTCATGCAGATGTTATAATTGCAACTGCCGAGGCAAATAATGTTATTCCAGTGTTTCCACAGAATCAACGTGCGAATCGTCCAATAGTTGAGTTCAAACCAAATTTACAATTATTTAATTACGGGTCTACTGAGATTGCTCCTATTGATCTAATTGACAATATTACCGCAAATGCATTTACAGAAGTTGAAGGTACACCTGGTTATTACGTAGATAGCGAATTATTGCAACCAGGGTATCGTGTAATTTTTAACAACGATAATGATCCACTAGTTCGAGGAAGAGTATATCTAGTTGATTTTGTAAGTATAAATGGATTGCAGGTTATTTCTTTAGTGCCTACAGAAGATTGGATTCCTGTAACAAATGCAGGAGTAGCTGTCCTTCGCGGCGAAATTAATGCTGGAAAAAATTGGTGGTTTGATGGATCTACATGGCATACGGCACAAGAAAAAACAAGTTTAAATCAATTTCCGTTGTTTGATGTGTTTGATAAAAGCGGAGTAAGTTTTGGTGATACATCTGTTTATCGTGGCACATTTACCGGTACTAGAATATTTGGATATTCTGTTGGAACCGGTGCACCAGATAGCGTGTTAGGTTTTCCGTTGGAATACCTAAATGTTAATAATGTTGGTGATTATCTATTCACTAATTATTTTCAAACAGATACTTTTGTTATTGTAGAAGGCATTACAACAGGAGTATATAACACACAACAATATTATTTAAAATTTAATTATCCTACTGAAGAATATGTTACAACATGGGAATTAAGTTCTAACATTAATATTCCAATTATACAATTTCAAGTATTAACAACGGCAACTAATACTATTGAAATTACAGCCCTTGATACTCCTGGGTATATCTCAGACATTAAAGTTGATGTTTTTGTTAACAATGTTAAGAAAATATTTGCAACAGATTATAGATTCCTTACACAAGGACCTCAATATTTTGTATTTTTTACATCAACATTGAACATTAATGATCGAGTAACTTTTAAGATATACACTTCAACTCCTCCCAACGCTACTGGGTATTATGAAATTGCTTTAGGTGCAACAAACAA